CTGTTTCGGGGTATCGAATACAGGTACGCCATAAGAGTCGATGTATCCTTCGTAGTTCCATTCCATAGGTATGAACAAAGAATATAATCCTGAGCGAGTCTGTCCATTGGCGTTTCTCTTAGTAACGTCTGAGTCATAGTAAAGTTTCTTAAAGTTCTCACCACCTTTATCTAAAGCATTTGACGTTGAACCCATCATGCACTTACCAATAATTTTACTACCTAATCGTAGTGTTGTTTTTGTAACCCTCCAGTTATTTAAAATATTGTTTGGCCTCTCCCATTTACCTGATTCATCATGAACTAAAAGTTTTAACTTTTCACCATCATAACTGTTATCACCAGTATTTTTCCAATCAATAGTTGTATCAAGACCTGTTAATTCTCTAAGGGTTTCATTTGTTTCTAGTTTTTTTCTAGTAAATTTGCTAGCGGGTACTCTGTAAGCAAGTTCTGTTTTTGGTCGGTCCATACCATCTTGTATGGGTTTAAAGAAAAACGGGTAATTAACCGAGATTGGTACAACTTTGTCTGTGAACATTGTTTTAGCATCTGGTCCTGACTTAGACAAGATACCGAATCTTGAATCCGTTGATATTGTTGCGCTGTTAACAGCTTCGCCTGATGCCATGAATGAAAAACCAGACCGTCTGTTTTTAAGGTAGCATATACCATAACATCTTGTGTCTGCTTTGCAAGCTTCCCAGAATATAAAGAATAATCTGTTTGACTCCCTAAAATCTGGTTTCCCAACATCAATCTTGGACCATTGCAGGTACATATAGTGAGTACCAGTAATATAAGTAGGCTTGTCTTTATTATAAAACCAAAAACCTTTCTCCCTACGCTCAAACTCTTTATCAATGTAATCATACCATGTTTCTTTAAAATCAACATCATACTCGTCCCAGTCAAATATTGTTTTAATATTTTTAAAAGCTTTAGGTAATTCAGTTCTTTGCCATTTGTTGTCTTCAAATTTTATAATATTTTCTGATTGTTTTGGTAAAGCTATTACTAAATTTTGTATTTTGTAAACTTCACCAACCTCACCAGTTTTACTAATTACAATCATATCAAATTCTTGATTGTAACCGTACTCCCATTTTTTATACCTATTTTTTTGTTTTAAAACTTTAGGTTTAATATGGTTTTTTAATACCTCAAATAATCTTTGATCGTACATTACTTAGATCTACCCTCTGCAAAACCTTTAAAACTTTTTTCTTCTTTAGCCTCTTTAGGTTTTTCGTTTAATATATCCTCTTCCTCTTGTATTCTTGTAACTATTTCAAAAGCATCCATGATACAAAGTTTTTTTGTAGCAGCTGCATTTTTTAAACGATCCGCAGATATATCAGGGCCAAAATCTATAATAGGTTCTTTAGCAACCTTGATTAATTCATCAACCGCTATTCGCCCAGCTTGGATTATATTCTTTTTTATTTCTTTGGTATCCATATTTAATTACAATATCATTTGATTTCATACAATATAAACGCTTCTTGTCAACTACGAAATCGTACTCTCCGTGTGGTGTGTAGCCAACGGTGTCTCCTTCGTGTATTCCTAGCGCTTCTAACGAACTATTACCTATTTTTAATATACCAATAAGGCTTTGTTCTTTATCAACCTTAAAATCACTTTCGTTTTTTAAAGGTTTTACAAAACATCTGTCATTAATAGACGTCCATTTTGAGTTTCTTTTATATAAATAAATTTGATCTAATGAGCAAAGATATTTATTGTCATAAAAATAAGATCTTGATTTTTTCTTTACACCTTTCATATCATAGAAAGTTCTAAAAACATTGTGGTGTATTAAAATTATATCACCTTTTTTTATTAAAGTTGTGAAAGCTAAAGGAACTTGAATTACTTTAGCCACGTTATTCACAAACTTATAACTTTCTATTTTAGTGTTTAGTATTATCTTAACTTTTTCTATTTCTATTTCATTCTCATAAGCGTCACCAACTGGCTCTACTATGAAATCATATAAGCTACGCATTAATATTCTAAATCATATTCAATGGATATAGCCATGTTAGAATTAAATTTCTTCCACGGCAATATCTCATCTGCTTTTTTTATATGAATATTATAAGAGCTATCTTTTGTCTCATGAATGATATAAGCTATTTCATGACCACCATAAACCTGTTGGCCTATAGAATAATGCATAGCATCATTTTTATAATCAGATCCAATACTGATTTTTCTTATAATATTATTCACTTTATTTCTTTTCTTCTTCTTTTTCCTCTATAATAGTGTATTCTCCAGTTTGAAGATCAATATTTATTGGACCATATTCGCCTTCAAGTTCTTTTTTAAGTTTTTCACTTTCAGCATTAACTTTTTCAAATTCTCTTTTTACAGCTGAAGCTTGAACATCGAAAAAACCAATTTGATTCAACATTTGGTTTAATTTATTTTGATGATCTTTTACTTTTTTTAATTGCTCGTCAGTTATTTTTGCTTTTTGTTCTTCCATTTTTAATTTAATTTAATTGTTTAATTTAGTTTACTTAGTTATTATTACTTATAGATTTGAATTTTTCCGCTCCTCGTGACCCAAAATAGGCTACGTAAACAGTTGTTGTTAAAGTTTTTAACAAACTGATCCATTCTTCTTCTACAGTTAGAGATATTAAGTCGTGACTATCAACCCATATAAGAGCTACTGTCATGATAGTTAAAAATATCAAAGACAACGGGCGCGTATTTTTACTAAGCCATGAATCTGACTTCATATCGCTTTCCCAACGTTTTGATACTTCTTTTAATTCTATCATATCTTGCTCTAATAGCATCAGAGCAGTTTCTTTATCTTGTGGAGATATTATAATATCAGATTCTTTTGTTATTAAGTTTTTTACTAACCCTAATAATCCAGCATTTGGTATTACACCACCCACAGTTCCAAGGATACTAGGGGCAATTTTACTTAAAAACTGCCCAACTTTAGTATCTTTGAATTTTTTCTTAGACATTAATATTTTTTCTTAGTGTGCTTTTTCTTTTTGCCACCGCCATAAAAACTAATATCGCTTATAAGTTCTCCTTGAGGACCTGCTTTTGCTTTTTCTAAATAACTAGAAACTGCTCTAGAAGAACTAGTAGGTTGAGCCATAAAGTTAGTAAAATCTGTTATTATACCTGCTCTTGCTTTTTGACTTGAGGGACTACCAGAGCTAAAATTCTTCATATCATTAGAATTATAACTCATGTTGTGATTACCTAAAGGACTACCTTTACTAAATTTTCTAACAAAATCTGTTTTTTCATAACCGCCTGACACTTGTTGACTTGTTGTGTCTCCAGGTGCTGTTACTGTTATGTCTGGGAGTGGTTTTGTATAATCATTACCTTTATAAGATTGGTAAGCAAAATTAGTTTTCGGTTTTAAAACTACTTCATTTAACGCAGTTGTAGGAATTTTTCCAGAATCATCTCTCTGTATTTCTCCTGATTTTGGTTTAGGATGATCTGGTTCGTGATCAGCTGCACCTTTCTTTTTAGATGCACCAAAACTCATTATACTAGCTACTTTAGCAGCTCCTTGTGAATAACTGTTTTGTCTAGCTGCACCAAAGTTTTGTGTAAAGCCCATTCTGCTTGCTCCAATATCGTCTTGAGCATAATCTGGAACCCCATCGCCATTAGCATCTGGTTTTTTCTTAGCACCACCTTTTTTCTTAGTTGCTCCAGCTACTTCATCAACTGGTATATCGTTTTCTAAATTTTTTACTTCTTGAGCATCGCTTTCTTTAGCCGAACCTTTTTTCTTATAAGATCCTTCTATTTTTTTACCACCTCCCGGTTTTTTCTTTTTATCTTCGTACATTTTATAATTTTTAAGTATTAAGTTTTTTATCTAATTTTTTTTCTAACCTATAAGGTTTAAGTTCCCAGGGTTGATTTGGATCACCAGAAGCCATTTTAGAGTAATCATATTCTTTACCCTTCCAAAATACAACTTCTTTACCAGCACCGTTAAAACCATAGTCTAAGTCACCATTCTTATATTGTTTAACATGTTCAAGCTCATGGACCACTGTTTTTAATTTTTCAACAGGATCTTTAGAATCTTCATTTAAAATGATAACTCCATTTTTAGGTGTTCTAGCGTGAACAGGATCACCTTCCATATCTCTTTCAAACATTGATGTGGTTAAAAGGTCTAATCTAAACGGGGACTTCATTTTAAAAGCCATATTAATTGTTATAAGGAATTTTATCGTTAAACCACTCTTGGCGTTTAGCACATCCACAAGGAATGTTAAGACCGTCAGACACTCTATCTACAACGGTCTTAATTCCTGTTTTTTCAGTGAATTTTGCTATACTATCGCCAAATCCTCGAGGTTTCATTAATACTTGTTATATAGTATTGCTTGAAGAAAATACAGCTTGTACGAAGTACATTTGGCTATCAGTTCCTCTTACACCACCACCATCTAACGCTAATTGAACTTGTGAAGAAACTCCACCTGGATTAGCAGTTAATGCTTTGTTTACAGATTGTGAAGGCATGTTTTGATATACAGAGGGTACGGTTGGTGCAACAATTGCAGTACCACCACCAGCTGGGGCAGAAACTGTGTTTAGTCCTGTAGTTAAAGTAAGTAGTCTTCCACCTACTGTTCCAGCCGCAGCTGTTCCACTTACAGGGTCTGCTCCTGCAACTAAAGCAGATGCTAATCCTACATACTCGCTTAATGTAATAACTACTGATCCAGCAGCTGCGCCGTCTGCAATGCTTTCAATTTTTGAAACGTCTAATAATACGTCTCTTTGTCCGATTCCACCTGTTAACGCTTCCGCGTTGTCAATTCTAAATTTAATGAATTTTGCCATAATTTTTGTTTTTGTTTTGGTTGTTTGTTGTTTGTTGTTTGTTATTTGTTTTATGTGATTTTCAGTTTACTCTGTTTGTTTTACTTTTATAATTTAATTATTTTTTGACACACTGTTAAGCACACTATTACCTAAGTGTCTAGTTGGTGAAGATCCCATAAGGAATTTACCAACACTTTTTATTCCACCTAATATATGAGAACCAATAGATTTTTTTTCAACGTTAAACGCAGGTATTTCTCTTAGAGGTGGAACGAATGGCGCCTCAGCGTTTCTCATTCCAAGGATTCTTTCACTATGACCCGTTGGAGGCAGATTGGCAGCTTTTCTATTTTTGTCAATAAATGGCTGTGTTTCTGTTATCACACCTACATTATTTGGACCACCAGTGTGATTATGTACTCTACTTTTTCGATGGGCAGCACCATAGTTATAACTACCGTGTGCATCGTCAAACAATGCTTCAGCATGTCCTGTGTTACCTTCTGCCATTTGTTTTTTACCTCTTTTTACATCTTCTTCCTCCCATGAGTTAGTAGCGTGTTTTGAGTGTCTAGCGTTTCCACTATAATGTCCGTAATGTCCTTTTTCCATACTATTAATTATTAGTTTTTTCCGCGTGTTTGTTATGCGCTATTACTTCTGGGTGATTTGCTAAATCTTTTAATTCAGGGTATTTTTTATATACCGCGTTTTTAATTGATTGAGGGTTAGAAGCGTTGTGTGCTAGTTTTAAAGCTGATTTAGCTCTTGATAAAGTATTGATAGGGTAAGTTCCGTTTGGACCTGCAAATTCAGTTACACCGGGATATTTTCCTGCATTACTTTTACCAGGTTCTTCTCTTATTTCTGTAATTGTTTTACCAGCTCCTCTAATTCTATTTATTAAAAAATTTGCCATTATCTACCTACTATTATATCAGTGGCTGTTACGGTTGCTAATGCAGTTACGTAGTCTACAGCAACTGGTAATATTGTACCCGCTGGAACTCCTTTAAAAGTTATTGCTTGAGCAGAAATAGGTACACCATCATTTACAGCTGTTATAGTAATTGTTGCGTCTGTACCTCCTGCACCTGTTACAGTAACTATGTCACCTACGTTATAGCCACTACCAGCTGAATTACCTATAGTAGGATCAACGATAGCGTTACCAGCTACTGTTGAGTCTATAGTTAAACCTGAGGCTAAATTGTTAGGGCATGTTGTTGCTAAATTAGCTTGCGCACCGTTAGTATAACCAGTTCCTCCAGATAACAAACTTAATGTGCTTACTGAACTTAAACTAGTACCCGGTAGTATAACCGATACGTCACCGCTTACACCCACATATAATACAGAACTATTTAAATATGTTCCTAATGTTCCTGTTTGGTTTTCAAAAACCCAAGCAGGTAAAGCGTTTGGAGCTCCAACTAAAGCTGCCGTTAGAGGCATAGCTCTCCCTATTATTCCATCTGATGTTCTAAATAATCCCATTTTTATATTGTTTTAATCTCTTTGAGCGCATAAAACTGCGTTAAGAGGTTTGTAAGGTGTTGGTGCTTTAAGTATTTGCATACCTGTTATTCCTGAGCTTGAGCCCACGCCATGAAGTCTTCCTTTTTGATCTAGTGGTCCATCCCATATGTGAGACTCACCAACTACACCTACTTTAGTTCCTGGCTTTAATTTTTCCAATGAAGGATCGTATTTGTTATCGTGCATAATATTATTTTTAAATGTATGATCTACCTTGCGGCATTTGAAATTGTTCGTTTACGTTTGCATCAGCTATAGGATCCATAT